ACTGGAGGAGTTTGAACCGCCATGTAGCGAGCGTACGCTTGCAGTGGGCGCTTGTCGCCGTCTTCCTTGCCAAAGATGGACGTAGCTGGCAGGGTTACCTGTAACACATCGCCTTCGGGGTTGTTAGCCAAGACCACAGCCAAGCGCTGTTGGTAACGACATGCACGGCTTTGACCATTGCCAGACCCAGCGATGTTCTGTGGGCAGGCGGCACAGCTTGCCGCTTGCTTGTTACGCACACCTGCATCGGGCTTCTCACCATCAGAAGATGTGCAGTCAGGGGCGGCTGCAGCCGCGTCTTTGTCATACGATCCTGCGTAGAAAATACGGCTGACCTTGGGGGCAGCTTTAACCACAATCACATCCAAGTGGCGGTCTTCGATCGAAGCGATCTCCTTGCCACCAGACAACAAGCGGAACACACCGCCCTTGATAGAGACACGCTTCATGCCTCCGCCAGCGTTCACGTTACCGGCCAGAGCCAAGGTAGTTGCTGAAAGCTCTGCGTTCTTAGCGAAAGCAGGCACGTTTGAGGGGTTGAACATTGCAATATTGCTCATTTGATTTCCATTAAGTAGGTTTGCGTACAGAGATATCGAACTCAGATGTAGAGTTCAAGCCGGGCGGTACGACCCCGGGGTTTTCTTCCAAGAACTGAGCCATGTTGGACTGCGCAATGCGCTTCTCAAAAAGCTCTAAAGCGTGGTTGTCAATCACAAACTGTTTGAACGAGTCCCAGTCTTGTGTGTAGTAGCGAGTTTTGACGGACATGACTGCCGTGCCCTCGGTAGTGCGAACTGATGTGACGCCCATCGCCTTCATCTGTTCCTTGATCGCGTTCTTGATCTCTTCCTGTTGGCCTTTAAGTACTTCAGCTTGCGTGTCGTACTCTTGGGTCAACTCGGTCATTTTTGTGCGTAACTTGCGGTAAATTTTTACCAACTTGTCTAGCGGTACTGCTTCTTCTTCCATTGCTTCTCCTGTTAATTATTTGTCTAAGGTTGGACAGTGTACATGTAATTTCTAGTGTTGCAATCCCCTTTCATGATTTAATTTCAGTCTCGAACATTTCGGTAAGAAGTAAGTTATCACTAACTTTCCCTTCTAACGCATTAAACATCTTTTTCTCAATCGCGCTACCCTGAATGTGAATCACAGTAACTTTGTCTGAGTCTTGCCCCTTGCGGTCAGCACGGGCACAGCATTGGATGTATTGCTCAACGCTCATCAGTGGGCCATAGAACACCACAGTATCAGCGGCAGTAAGCGTGATGCCATGAGCCGAAGCCGCAGGTTGCATCACCAAGACCCTAGGGTCTGCTTCTGTTTGGAAGCGGTTGATAGTTATACCGCGCTTGCTTGGCGTGATGTCTCCATGAATGCACTCATTGACAATACCCTTCTTGGTGAGGTAGTTGCTAATGGTGTCGATGGTGCTTCGGAACAAAGCAAAGATGATGACCTTGCGATCAGTCTCCTCCAGTATCTCCTCTAGCACCGCAAGGCGAGGCGCTGAGTCAAACTCAACAACTTCCTTGTCGTCTGTGTAAGCTGCACCACAACTGATCTGCAAGAGCTTGGATACGCCAGCGGCGGCATTGACTGCCGTGATTGTCTCTCCTGCGGCTTGCACTAGCATGCGTTCTTTGAGCATGTTGTAGTACTTGGCTTGCTGTGGTGTTAGGGCTACCTCACGCGTCATGGTAATGACGGGCGGTAAGTCTAGGCATTGTGCTTTGGTAAAACGTATCGCTGGCTGTAGCGCCTCGTGTACTTTGTCCTTGGCGTCATGCTTGGGCGCCCACTTAAACAGTGTGATCTTGTTCATCACTTGATCGCGCCATGCTGTCAGGAAGCGAGGCACGTTGTCAGGGTTCACAAGTTTGGCTAACCCGTACGCATCGACAGGTGACTGCGAGGCTGGTGTGCCTGTCATCATCCACAGATATGTATTGGGTGTAAGGATCGAGTTGAGTGCCTTCCAGCGCTTGGTCGATGGGGTTTTGTATGCGTTGGCTTCGTCCACAATGACTAGGTCAAAGCGGCCATCGTTACGCACCTCATCCGCTATAAGGTTCAGCCCTTCGTAGTTGGCGATTACAATTTCGTAATCTTTCTGAATCATCTCGATACGTCGACTAGCTTGAGGGTGGTGCGCTATGACGGCAGAGCGATGCAGGATGCTGTTGTTGATGTCGCCCATCCATGCGCTGTGCATGATAGACAAGGGGCACAGGACGAGAACCCTACGAACCTTACCTAGCTTCATCAAGTAGTCAGCCGCCCACAATGCAGACAGTGTCTTGCCCGTGCCGGGTTCGGAGAACACGAAGGCTCTCCTGTACAGCGTGAGGAACGCTGCCGTCTCGATCTGATGAGCCATGGGCTTGTAACGCCCCGGCCAAGCGTAGCGCCTAGTGATAGGCGATGGTACGTTTTTAACACCTAGGTTACGCAACACCCGCGCTTCGTCCAAGCCCCAATACACTGCCACATCGTAGCCACCATCCATGCGCTCGACGATCTTGTGTTTGGGTATTACCTTGTACTTGTTCGGGTTCCTTGTGCGTAAGACTATTGCTTTGTCTTCTATGATTTCCATTGCTTCTCCGAGCTATTATTTTCCGTTGTCGCTTTGGTTCGCGCTCTTGTTACGGAGTCGTGTATTGCCTGCTGTTGACTTGCCTCCAGCACGCAAAGGTTTGATGTGGTCAATGTCTTTGCCTGCTCTGTCAATACCTTTCTTATCGTAGGTTCTACGAGCTTTCTGCCGCTCAATCTGATCGGCTGTCTCGCCCGTTTTCTTTTGCAGTTTGTATGCGTGTTTGTAGTCACGCTTGCCATTGGTCTGTGTCATTACTTCCTCCTAGTGTTTAGGATTGAACTCGCATCCGGTGACCTGACACCATCCGCATAGTGGGGTTTGATTAGGGTTCCATACATCTGTCTCAAAGCACGCTTCAAGACGTGCAGTACGCTCACGATACTTCCACCAGAACTGCTCGGCTTGCTCTCGTAGCATCTGCATCTTGACCATATCATTTTTAACAATGAACAGCAACGCAGAGTTGACCTTGCGGATGTGGGGGAAGTGTGCGAAGACCATAAGTGACATCAGTACAAGCTGATCCCTGTCGGGGTACTTGTTGTTGCCAGTCTTCCAATCTCCCACCCACGCCGTAAGGTTGTCATCGTTAACGATCAGGATGTCGGCAATGCCTCGAACCCAAACGTCAGGGGACTTCCAGCCCGTAGGCTTTAAGTCCGCCGTTAATGCCATCTCATACTCAGCAAGCGCTCTACCTGATTTACCCAGCATGGCGTCCACTACAGGCTGGAACTGCGCATACTCAGGTGGTATTGGCGTCTTGTCCCTGATGTAGTCTTCGATAGCCTTATGTACCTGATTGCCGTACCGCGTAGCCTCAGTCTCTTGGAAGGGGTACTTCTTTAAGACCTTGACTTCGTGGTATCGACGCTGACAGCCTTCAAAATCTTTGAGGCTGCTGTGTGACCATGCGGGTTGTTTCATTCAAACTTTGCTGTGTTAATGGCTTCTGTTAATCGGTTGGCAAACTTGGTGACAAACGCTTCGTTGGAGTTAAGGCGGTGCTCGCCCATGTCTTTAAGAATTGTGTGTACTACCTCGTGCCAAAACGTATCGGTGATCTCTTCGGGCTTGAACTGCCTGCCCGTGATGTTACTCGTCCGACCTAGCTGAATACGGCGGTCATCGTAATGAACACGCCCTATGACAGACTTGTCTAGCATAGCTTCGACTACCTCGACTGAGTACCACCTACGACCGACTCTTATTTTTGTTGGTAACTTCAATATTGCTTCTCCTAGTTTTTTGCTAACCCATAACGACGGTGTGCGCCACCGTCAGCGTCCAATGGAATGCCCGGCATATAGGGCGGCTCCATAGTCATCTGAGCTAAGACCCAAGCCTTAGCCTCAGACACCTCTGCGTCAGGAACCACAACGATCTGCTCGTCGTGCACTGTTCCAGCCACAAAGTATCTCTTAGCAGTACGAACCATACCATCTGTCATTACGCATCTCGCTACGCCCTGCGTGACATTGTTGGTTATCTTGCCTGCATATATCTTAGTACGATCTTGGCCGTATGTCCACTCGACCTGCTCTTTATTTG